AGATGACGCAGCCACACGCAGTGCAACATCCACCCATGCAGGTAACTGCATGAATTAAGAAGGAGCTGTAGATGCCACAAGGTTCTACAACCAGAAAGCGCCGAGCTGGCGAAACCCGGAAGACTTACGTTTATTTCGTAAATCCTCCGAGCAAGCCTTCGCTCAGTGCTTCTGGACTGTATGACCATCGTGGGACACAGATTACTGTGTCGGAAGGTCATCCCTGGCCACCCTCAAATGGGTTGGCTGGGGATCTTGGCGGGCCGTTTTACACGACCCGGCAGTACGTAGAGGGAAATCCTTTCCACTACGATACTGCAACCAAGCATCCCTTCGGGAACCAGATATACTTTTCGTATAATGGTCCCTTTAGGGTATCGGACGCTGTAGGCGGCGTCAACAATGGACCGTTGCCTTTTCCCGCGGATGCATCATCAAGTGATGATGCTCTTCGGGCGAAGGGTACAACGGCCATTGCTCGATGCGAGCCTACTAACTCCCTATCTGATCTCTCGACCTTTGTCGGAGAGTCACTTAAGGACGGTTTGCCTTATGTGCCTCTGACACGGGTCCTCCAATCCAGACTCAACGCCGCTCGTTTAGCGGGAGGAGAATTCCTCAATGTTGCGTTTGGTTGGTTGCCATTCGTCAGCGACCTTACGTCTTTTAGTAAGGTTGTTAGTCGCGGTCATGATGTGATTTCACAATATGAACGCGATTCTGGCAAAGTGGTAAGGAGATCATATAGATTCCCATCTACTCACGAATCGAGTGAATCCATCTATTTGTCAAACGTTGGCCTCGGCTATGCCGCAGGCACAACGAATGCTATAGATGACTCGAGTCGTAGGGGGACAGTAATACGGAAGGTGGAGACCTTCCGTGAGCAGTGGTTCTCCGGTGCGTTTACGTACCATTTGCCGACCGAATTAGACTCTCGGTCTGCACTTGGTAACGCAGCGCAAGAAGCTGAAAAGCTTCTAGGATCACCACTCTCTCCAGAAACACTCTGGAACCTGACTCCCTGGAGCTGGGCCATCGATTGGTTCACGAATGCAGGGGATTATTTGCATAATCTCAACGCGTTCGCGACCCAAGGTCTGGTTATGCGCTATGGGTACATGATGGAACATACCATCGTGAAACATACCTATAGCCATGTCGGTTCTTCCGGAATTTCCGGTAAGCCCGATATGACTGTACCACCTCTTGTTCTCGTTACAGAGACCAAGAAGAGGGTACAGGCTAACCCCTTCGGATTTGGATTGACTTGGAGTGGTTTGTCACCATTCCAGCTTTCCATCGCTGCCGCGCTCGGACTTAACCGAGCCGGTTAGCGGTTGTACCGCTAAAAACACCATGTGGACATGATGTCCATAGAAAGAGAGCACGCCTATGGCGCTTGCCGACCCACAGTCCATTACAATCAGTGCGGTTACTACTCCTCTTCCCCGTACGAGTACGGGGCAGAACGAGAGTACCTACACTAGTGCGGATGGACTGATTGACCTATCCGCGTCTTCCGCCTACGGGCGTAGGACACGGAGGGTCCTCCGGGTTGACCATTCGAAGATCACTTCGGATCCGTTTATTCCTGCTCAGAATGTCAAAGTGTCGATGAGTAACTACATCGTCTTTGACCTTCCTGTTGCAGGGTACACGAATGCCGAAGCGCTTGCTGTTTACACGGGGTTTAAAACCGCGTTTTCAGCATCTTCGGACCTGCTGATCACGAAGCTCCTCGGAGGCGAGAGTTAGGCCAAAACTGGTCTAACTCATCGATTTCCGATGGGCTATGTGTCAGAACAGAGGCTGCACAATCGCGCCGTCACGGAACAGAGGATTGAATTCCTACTCTTCTGTGCTTTTGCGGTTGTTAGCCTTCAGGTCATCTCAATCGTTCTAATGCTTATTTGCATTATGAGCTTTTGAGATAGATGGCCTAGCTGTAGTGGGGGGGGACATTACGTCCCCCCTCGCTCCATCTAAGCGAGCGTCGGGCTAAGGAAAGACCACCTCTATTTAAGGAGGGGCTTTGAAAAGCCTGATGCTGCTCTGGAAAGTACTAGCACAAGAATGTGCTAGTAACTGTTGCACTAGCGCCACCCTGGACTGTAAAACAGTCCAGCGTCGGTGCGAACATGAGGGGTTATCATTTCTCACGATAACCCTACCCGAATTCGGAAAGGACCTCCAAAAAGGTCTAGACCGAGGACGGGTCGATCGCGATCTCTTCCAGGGTTTTACCTGGAGAGCAGGTCTCCCCCAATTTCTTGGAGGTTTCCTCGATCGTGTGTTCGACCGTGCTAGTGGCACGTTGCTCGATGAGCCGTGCATAGATGCAATTCGAGCTGTACGTCAACTAACGTTGATGTTCAGCAAGATCCATCTCACGTGTAGCGATACACGTGTGAGGGCTGCTATGCGCGACTATGTCGAGTGTGAGAAGGAGGTCAGAGTATCCGACCTCGCAAGGAGTCCTCTCAATAGAGAGGACTTTAAGCGAGTTTCGGATCTATTGTTTCGTAGGCTCTTTTCCGATATGGAGGTAAAACTCTATAACGGTGAGATAACCCCGAAACACGGTCCCGGAAAAACGGCCGATAGATTGAGTGGAAACTCAAAATATCTGCTGTCTACCTGGACCGACCGATTGGAAGAGGTATTCCCCGCTGGGGAAATGCTCATTCCTAATTGGTCTTACATAGACCAATATTTCGGTATTGACCACCTCGAACCCGGTGCAGAAGTTCCTGTGAAGGTAACTCCTGTACCTAAGACGCAGAAGGCGCCTAGGATAATAGCAATGGAACCAACTGCTATGCAGTATGCACAGCAGGGGATTCTTGAGCTATTCCTGGAATGTCTGCGGTCGAGAGACCGTAGACGTCGATTCAGGTTTGACCTCCTGAATCGTTTCCTCGGATTCGATGACCAAATCCCTAATCAGGAGATGGCATTGAAGGGCTCCCTTGACGGGAGCCTTGCGACACTCGATTTGAGTGAGGCATCCGATCGCGTCTCAAATCAGCTCGTACGTGATCTCTTTGTCAACTTCCGCTATTTGCATGCGGCTGTTGACGCTTCGAGATCACGGAAGGCTGACGTGCCTGGACAAGGCACTTTGCGCTTGTCCAAGTTCGCGTCTATGGGTTCAGCTCTCACCTTCCCGATTGAGGCGATGGTCTTCTTGACCATCATCTTTATAGGGATCGAGCGAGAGCTCAACGTGCCCCTTGATCACAAAACCGTTAAACGGTTTCGTGAGCAGGTGCGTGTCTATGGAGATGACATAATTATCCCCGTAGACTATGTGCAGTCCGTTGTCAGTGAGCTTGAAACTTTTGGGTTTCAAGTCAACACTGGCAAGTCTTTCTGGACTGGAAAGTTCAGAGAGTCTTGCGGAAGGGACTACTACGCTGGCTCTGACGTTACTGTTGTCAAAGTCAGGCAGTTGTTCCCGACACAACGGCAGCACGCCACCGAAGTCATTAGTATAGTGTCTCTTCGTAACCAGCTTTATTTTGCTGGTTACTGGAGCACTGTACAATGGCTTGATGAGTACATAACGAAAGTGATAAAACATTTTCCGCATGTACTGCCATCATCTCCGGTGTTAGGTCGTCATTCTTTTCTCGGCTACCAAGCCGAGCGAGATGACGAGTTTCTGCATAGCCCCCTAGTCAGGGGTTATGTCATATCCGCCGTACCACCATCCGATACATTGGATGGCTACGGTGCCTTGCTCAAGTTCTTTCTTAAGCGTGGCACAGAAGCCACAGCTGACGAGAGACACTTGGAGCGTGCTGGACGCCCGCATGTCGTCAAGTTAAAACTGCGGTGGGCCTCAGCCGTGTGAATGGCTGAGGGGGGGCAAAATGCCCTTTGCGGAGATACTAC